CACTCGGCTCGGTTTTGGCTCACATCAACTGTCACATCGTGGTCTTGCTGCAACCGAGCAAATGGAACAAACAAGCGGTGATAAGCCACTCCGTTTGAGCCATCAAGTAGGACTAAGATTTTCAAAAGGGAAGGTCTTTGGGTTTCTGGTTAGAAATGAAATGAGTTGCTTTGGATTTCTCGTGAGGTGCTTGGCGTTTGCCAACTCTCAGTTTGATATCCCCATAGGAGTTCATCTCAAGTTTGCCTGATTCCAAAGCCTCTTGAATTGCTTTGATGTTGATTGAGATGTTCATTCCATACTGGTCTTCCCATCCGTTTCCGAAGTAGAGTTTATCTGTCATAAATAGTTTTTCAATTGGTAGAAGTATTCCTTTGGAGGAGTTGTTGTCTCCACCTACTCTGTCAAATTCACTTCCAAGAAATTGACGGCAAATGGTTTTAAGTTTATCGGTTGAAATTAACACACAGACCTCACCTATCCAATAGGCGTAGAAATCTGCTTGAGTCGTTGCTATACCACTTGGCTTGTTTCGGCTTTGGTACTCAATGAATACATTCCCCGTCTCGTGAGCAACTCTATCACGCTTGACCTCCACCTTTTTGTTGGCAACGATTTCAGCCAATTGAGATTCTCCCTCAATGCCAAATTGTAAGTCAAAAGCAAAGTCGCTGTTGTGGTTCATTTGTCTCCTAAGTTCAAAGTCACATTCACAACCTTCTGCTCAATCGTTGCGTCAATGCTTTCTTTGGGTTTGCCGTATACACGAGAAAGGAGAGTGTCCATTGAATAGAGTGAGCCTTTCTCAAATGACTTAATGATTGCTTTGGCAACCGTCTTCTCAAGCATCGTGGCATCATCGTTCTCAAGCACTTCCTTGATTTGTTCTTCGTTCATTGCCATAATGGCTTGAATGGAGTCATTCACCTCGGCTAACTTGTAGCCGTTCTCCTTCATTAGAGTGGTGAATTTCTTTGGTCTTCCGTTTGGGTTTCTGACCTCACCGGGTTTGATTGGTCGGAGGTTCTGTTCGTTTGCCATTCTCTTTTTTGTCTCTTTATTTTTTGCGTTGACTCATCTTCACCAAGTGTACCACTCTCAACATCGCCTTGTCTGCTTTGTTTCCCTCATATCTGTTGTGACAACTTCTGCATAAAGCCATCAAATTTTCAATGAAGTCCTTTTCTTTTGAGCCTCCCATTCCTCTTGCGTCAATGTGATGAATGTCAGTTGCTTGTTGACCACACATCTCACACGGTATCCAATCCGTCTGGTGGTAGTTCATCTCCTTGAGGTATACTTTTGTGTGATTTCGCACGAGTTCTTTTTTTAGGTTGTTCATCATCAGCAATCTGTGCTGCTTCAATCTCTTTCTTTTGTGCCTCTGCTCTGATTATTAGAGAATAGAAAGCCTCTACAAAACAAGTTGAGCAAGATGGCATAGGTTTTCCCATTTCGGTCTGGTAGATGTTGCGGAGTCGGACTCCTTGTTCGGGAGTTACTCGGAAATAGCCTTGTTGCTTCCATTGTTGAAACAAGGGAGAAAGTTCAATGACAAAGTCAATGTCTGTTTGGTTCATAGAAAAAATGAATAAAGGGTTTGAGTAACAAGCAGGAAGGCTGCCCATTTGAGGTCGGTTTTTGGGCTATAATGTTTCATTTATGGCTTAATTCTTATAAGTAACGGTTGATGGTCGTTGATAGCCACCCCGATAGAGCAGCAAAGGCAATGCCACTCCACCCATAAAGCGGAACAAAGAGCAGAAGCCCCATCCACCACGCCATACAGAGTTCACAAGTGAAAGGTTTAATCTTCGCCCTCCAACCTATCTCTGAGACAAATATGATTGAGAGACAACTGACTCCGATTATTTCTAACAAGGTATTCATCGTTGATTTTTATTTTTAGTTCGTTGACCACTCGGAGGATTTCTTGACGGCTGATGTCTGTGACTCGTGCAATGGCTCTCGCTGACCTCGGTCTGATGTTGTCATCTCCCTTTGACCAGAGTTCCCAGATTCGTGACTCATACCAATCACACTTTTCAAGGACTGCATCAATAGCTTCTTGATGGTGTTCGGTGTAGGGTTCATCTTCGCACTCAATTTCTACTTGGCTTGTGTCCTCCATTCCAATGGGTCGGATGAAGTTCTTCTCAAACGAAGTCCTCTTTCCGTAGAACTGGTTGAGGATGATGCGAGACACAAACCCTGCCCAGTATCCTGATTCGTATTTTTCTACAATCCAAGATTCAGACTTCTCGCAAAGGATGAGGAAGAGTTCTTGGTAAAGGTCTGACGCAAGTTCTTTGCCTACCTTGATACAAAAACCCCTCACCCATTCTTCACGAGTCAATTCGGATATGATTTCCTCTTTTGTAATATTTCAAAGTTTGTTCAATTTTGTTGGTTATTTTCAACAATCAATCAACATTACAGAAGCATTCAAAGGAAGGGTCACCATCCCATAATCCGATTTGGTTTTGAGATTTGTCCTTGATTTGTTGGTAGGTGATTTCCTTTTTCCATTGTCTCCCGTCAACCTCTTTGTCAATCCACCAATCAAAAAGTTCTGGTTTCTCTTTAGCAATGATGGCGAGTTTTCCTTTGCCTTTCAAAAAGCAGCAATCACAATTCCCATATGGTTCGTTGACTTTCAAATCAAATGGCTGTTGCTTCCACCACTCAAGAACATCTGCTTTTGTTGTTCTCCATTTGACCAAAGGTAGTTCCACATCAAACTCAGAAACCTTTGACCAGCGTCTTGGCTCATCGTATCGTATGCCATTAAATGAGATGTAGTTTTCTACGCCTATGCTTTTGAGATAGCGTTTGAGCGTGTTGATTTTCATCTCTAAAGTGCAGAATCTGAATTGCTGGTTTGGGATAGCCGATGGTCTTTGCTCTAACAACTGACTGAATGGTTCTCCGTTTCTTGATGCGGTTTCGTATGTGACTACCTCAAAGGATGCTGGTTTGCGATATTCTAACCACACCAGATTCAATCCCCATCGTTGGTCACACTCGTGAACAAAGTCAAGGGTCTGAGGAAGTTCCTTGCCCGTGTTTTGAAAGGTCACAAGATATTCACCACCTTCATCAATGAGGCGTTTTGTCATATAGGCAGATGTTCTACCTCCCGAGAAGTTGATGCAATTCAACAAATGTCCAGCCGTCTTTTTCATATTTCTTTTGATAGTATTTGACTTGGGCTTCTGTGGCACAGCAGATGTCAGATTGATTGATACCTTTCCGCATCACGAGAAGCCAAGATTTCCCGGGCGTGTATGTAGGTTTGGACTTCAACGAAATTGGATTTAGGTAGTGAGATAAGGTCTTGGATTTGCCGGTATCCGTGAATGGCGGTTGAGTGGTCTCGGAGCATAAACTGACCCAATTGCAACCACGAGAATCCTGCCCGTCTTCCGATGTAGAAGAACACTTGTCGGGCAATGACATTGTGACGCTCTCGGTTTGGTGACCGCATCTCAGATATTTCTACTCCTGAAGCATGTGAAACGGCTCTTGCTATTTCTTCAAGCGGTGCATTGCGGTTGATTGGATTCTCTAAATCTTGCAAGAGGATTTTGTACTCCTTGATGGCTTGTCTTGCGTTGGCAAGGTTTGACCAGAGCGTCTGACACTTCTTCAAGAGGCGAGTGTTCTGGATTTTGAGTTCGGTGTTTTCTTTGTATAGGTCTTTCATAATAGTTTTATCCATTGATTGTATATCTCATCTGCAATTCTTGCAATCATTATTGGAGGCACCGACATACCAATCAAATAGTTTGGCCTCAATTTCAAAAAATCATAATCAATTGGATATGTTCCTGCTTGACAAAATTCTTTTTTACTTAACCTCCTATTATGCTTATAATGATAAAGGGTGCCGTCATTATGTGCAACAATCGTATTCACTGCTTTGTTCCTATCTACCCTGCTTGCATTATGTAACATACCTTTATGATGAACACTACTAAAATTGTTTCCTTCTTTACACAGCTGTAAGCATTTCATATAACTTGGACAAATTGAATACTGGTCTTCAACAACTTCTATTTCATCTATTTCCTTGAATGGTATTTCTTTTTCATTGAAATTCAATGTCAACAATGGGGCTTTTGTAAACATATCAACTTGATGCAAAAAAGGTTGTGCAATGTCTTTTCTCATTGCAATGAAGAAAACTCGTTCTCTTCTTTGTGGAACTCCCATTTTGGAAGCATTCAATAACCAATGCTGTACATAATATCCAGCAGAATTAAATTCCTCATATATTTTTCTAACATATGCTTTTGCCTCACCCATCAACAAACCTTTGACATTTTCAGCAACAACGATTTTGGGCTGTAGTTTTTTAGCCAAATCAATAAAGTCAAAAAACAAATCATCTAAAACTTGATTGGCTTGACCTTCTCTAAATTTCTTTTCCTTGCCCCAATCTTTTTCTCTATTTCCAGCCATAGAAAATGAAGAACACGGTGGAGAGCCATCCAAGATGTCTAATTCATACAACTCCTGTGGTAGGTCATCTCTATTCTTGAATGTTTGTATAGGTTCAAGAAATGAATGTTTTGGGTTGTGATTTGCAATGTATGCTTCCATCATTTTTGGGTCAATCTCATTGCAACCAATGACATCAAACCCTGATAATTTGTACCCCATTGTAGAACCACCACCACAAGAAAAGCAAGAGAACACCTTGCCCTTGTCTTTTGTAAAGTTGGCATCTTTCAAAGTCCAGTTGTAATTGTATTTCATTCTGTGAATTTGGTTAGTGACCCGGTGAACTTGACATCTATTGTCACACATTCTCCGTGTCTGTTCTTGGCAATCATTAATTCAGCATCCTCGGTTTCTGGTTTCTCATCCTGATAGTAGGCTGGTCGGTAGGGAAATAGAATCGCATCAGCGTCTTGCTCAATCGCTCCTGACTCTCGTAAATCGGAAAGCATTGGTCGGTGGTCTGAGCGTTGCTCTACGGCTCTTGAAAGTTGTGAGAGAGCAATGATGCAGATATTTAACTCCTTGGCTATGAGTTTGAGGTTGCGAGAAATCTCAGCCACTTCCTCTTGGCGGTTGGCCTTTGTTCCTTTCATTAGTTGGATGTAGTCAATCACAACCAAGTCCAATCCATTCTTCTGCTGATGGATTTTTAGTTTGCCGAGCAGTTTGTCTATTCGGATAGATGTGTCATCATCCAACCACAGAACTGGGTTGTCTGCGATGGTGTATTCCACTATCCTATCAATGTGGCCTTGAGAGAGAGAGTTGCTTCTGATTTTGTAGTTCTCAATGTGGGTCTCGTGGGTCAGGATTCTTCGTGCCAATTGGTCAACCGACATCTCTAAAGAAAGAAAGAGAACCTTGTATCGCTCTGCTGCCAACAAAGCCCAAGTCATTGCGATAGCTGACTTACCCATTCCGGGTCTACCAGCACAGATGATTAGGTCTCCTCTGTTCCAACCTCCTAAGTATTTGTCCAAGTATCTCCAACCCGTTATCATTCCATTGGTAGCGTCTTGGCGTTCAAAGGCAGCACAGATATCATCACAAGCCTTGTTGATGGCTTTTCGTGAAGTGATTGGCTCTCTATCCATCTGAATCGTGGCCGTTGAGATTAAGGTGGTCAGTTGAGAAACTATGTCTCCCTTTGTATCTATCTGAGCAAGTCCTGCAACAAGTTGCTCGTGTTCAAAGTTCTTGGCGAGTTGTTTGAGATAGGCATCAACTTGAGCGTACTCAGTTGCCATGCCTTGAATCATCACCAAGCGTCTAAAATCCATCGTGTCTTTTAACTCAATCAAGATGTTGTGATTGTTCAAAGGCTTGGATGAGAGATAGAGTTCCTGAATCTTGGCAATGGCTTTGTCTATCGGTGACTCAAACCAGCGATGATTAACGGCAAGGAGTTTGACTCGTGTTGTTTCATCAAACATTGCTGAGGCGAGAATGTATTCACTTGGACTCATAGTGTGGCTTTTTTGTATTTCGGTGCTGCAAGTTCGGATTTTTGGTCAGAAGAACGAAGCCAAGTTCTGACACTTGCTTTCCAATCCTTCATCTTATTCTTGCCTACCATCCATCCCTTGGAGGAGTAAAAGTCAATAAAGCGTTCAGCGTCAAAACCTGGAAACTCTAAATTGATTTCTTCTTTGGTTGGAGGTGTAAATCTCTTCTTACTTATATCATTGTCATTTACATTATCATTATCATTTACATTATCGGCATTTTTGGCATCATTTGGTATGCGGTCGGATGCGGTCGCATCCCATCGCTTACGAGCGTTTGCAGAGTTGCGTTCTCGTATCTGTTCATACTTCTGCAAATCTCGTTTGAGTTGTTGCTTGATTGGTTCAAACGCAATCTTGGTGATTACGCTTTCAGCCTCTGGGTTTTGGTCATTGACATATCTGAGAATATGCTTGAACAAATCTCCTGCTTGTTCGTTGGTGAGTTGTTCTATCGTGTGAATAAGGTCGCAGTATAGAACAAATGATTTCTTGTTTTCAGCCATAAAAAAAGCCCGAAGCAGTCAGGCGTGAGAGAGACACCTGACCACAACGAGCAAAAGTATATTGTTCTGAACCGACTCTCTCTCGGCTGTGAACTGTCTGTATTAGTATTTAGCAAATATACAACATTGGCTCAATATCCTAAGTCCTTCTTCCAAGTTTCTTGATGCTCGTGGCGAATCTTGTACTTCTTGCCTCTGAGATGTTCTTTCTCCTCTTGCAGCTTTTGGCGAGTTCTACGAATCGTTTCAGGTGCAGTAAAAGCACCAGCAGCGTACATCCTTAGAAAGTCCATTGCTGACATATTTGGGTTTGCCCCGAGTTCAACTTTCCAAACCAAGGCTTGGAGGAAGTTGTCATCATCCATTGCCTTGGGGTAGTTGAGCATCAGTTGTTCAATCTTGTTCTTCATAGTGCCTTTCCTCTATACAATTTTTTGCGTTCTGTTTTGAGATGCTTCTGCCATTCGTTGAATTGAGGAATGGGCTTGTCACGCTCAGGGACTGGTTGGTGAGGAACATCATAAGAGTCAATGCCTTTCTTGATGATGAACTTTAGGTAACTGATGGCCAAAATGGCAATGGTCACCGGGATGATTAAAACTACTGGTATCATTGTGTCATGTGTTTAAGTTCGTGTGCTTCTACCCAATATAGGCGTTCTTCTAATTTGATGAGGAATGTACCATTCTCCTCTTGCTTGATTACCTCCACAACTTTTCCGTTGAGGTAGGCGTAAGTTGGCTTTTGCATAGGTTTAATTGCTTTTGATTAGATTGTGTTGCTCTACTACTTCAGCCAATTTGGTTGCAAATGGGTTGAAAGATTTAAAACTCGCAATGTTTTCTCCGTTGAACCAAATGGTAAATTTTTCAATTTGCTCGTGGAAGAAAGCCTCCAAAAGAAAATCAGCGTTTTCAAAAATTACCGTTTCGGTCATTACTTCGTTTTTGGTGATTATTTCGTTTTTCATAGTTGTCAAAGACCCCCAAAGGGGTTTCGGCTATTTAAGCCTCATCAGTTTGACTTTTATGCTTTCCATTTGATGTTGTTGTCGGTTTCTTCGGCAATGTCCATAAATTCCTCGCCAAACATATAGGCGAAATAGGCGGCCTTTGAAAAATGCTTTTGCTCAATCTTGTCAAAATAGGTTTCTTGACCGATGGCGTTGATGTACTGAGTGTAAAACTCCGTGTCTTTGATGATTTGTTCGTTTTTCATAGTTCAAATATAAAACTATTTTTCAATATCCAAACAATTTTTGAAAATATTTTAAGAAATTATTTCAGCCAACAGTTCAGAAGCTGCATCAATCTTGTCATCAATCTCAGATTTGATATCATCAAGGTATATCTCCAACTGATATATCTGCTTGTCTTCAGGCATTCGTGGGTCATAAGAAACAAAGATTCCTTTGGACTTATCGGTTGCCAACATTCCCAACTGCATCTGCCAGTAGTATTCTGGTTTGGATTGCTTAAAAGATTCGTTGTCTTTGATTAGGATGTGCTTGATATGGTTGTGACTCTCATAGGGACATTTGATTTCCAACAAGTGAGATGTTGACAGCCCATCAGGAGAAGCACCTGAGAAAACCCCATAAGAATAGAACTTGTATTCGTTGCCTCCGTAGTATTCCCATATTTGTTCGGATTGGTTGTTGAAGTGGATGAACGCTTCTTGTTCATGTTCCAATCCCCAATCAAGAGCAGCACCCCAAACGGGTTTCTTTTGACCGGTGAG